TTTGTCGTTGTAGCTCCGTCTTCTTTAAATGACTTTTCAAGTTCATCAAGCATCGCTATTTGGACTTCTAACAAATGATATGACGTCATGAATGATGCATCGTTTTCCAAACCTCTTTCTTTAGCTTCCAATAATATATCTTTTGCGGTTTCCTTAACGCTTTTTTTATTTTTATCCATTTATACCACCCTTTCTATATTTCCAAAAAAAGTTATGTAAATGTGTGCAAAAAAGTGATGCCCACGCCTCGGTTTCCCATTTAGCCCTTTATTTTCAAGGATTAGGGGGGTATTGGCGTTTTATTAGGTTACCATACTCATCAAACATAACATCTTTTCTAATAGATATGTCTTGGTGATGTTCTTCTTCATGGCAATCCTTGCATAAACCCTCTAGGTTGTCTTCATTTAGTGTTATGTTATCATCGTATATATTGTTATTGTCTAAATACTCTTTATGATGTACTATTCCTATTCGTCTTTCTTCTTTTGGCAGCCATTCACTTATACCATTTACATATACAGGTTTATGACATCTGTTGCATAATAAGTTTTGTTTAAGCCACACATTACGTCTAACTGTCTTCCACGCTTTAGAATTATAAAAGTCTTTTCTTACTCCATAACTCATTATCTTACTGCGGTTTCTTTCTTAGGTTGTTTTCTTGTGGTTTTTCTAGGTTTAGTAGCTGTTTCTTTTTTTTCTTGTCTAACTGTTTCTAAAATTTCTATAGCACCATTAGTCTTATCAATTATCTCGTCAGCTCTTTCTCTAGTAATTATTCTTTCATAGTTTTTATCTTCTTTTGATGCTGTTATTAATTTGTTTAATTCTAAATCAAAATAATTCCTTAAGCATCTTACTTTAACTTTCATATTTTTTTCCTCCTCATAATTACTTTTAACGTTAACAAGTATCTTATCCCAGTCATCTTTTGGCGGTGTATATTTGAATGGCTTAACTTCTTTTTCAAAGACAAGTCTTGCAATCTCATCTACGTTACTACAATCCCAGTCTAATACTATTCTTTCATTATCTGTTACTGGCAATTCTTTATATACACTTAATGGAGTTGTTATTATTGGTACTCCATATCCATTAGCTTCGTTGGTAGTATAACAATATGTTTCCATATCATTACTTAACTGTGCCACCCAATCAGCCATCGCTATATATGGTCTTACATCTACTCTAGGCTTCATATATATTGCGTTGGGTGAATATATTTCTATATTTGTTTTATTAGTAAATATTAACCACAAATATTGTCTGTTGTGTTTTTCACAATATCTATCAAGTGCATCTATTAATTTTAATGTTCTTTCCCCACCTTTAACCTTATCATCTAACCTACAAGCACTAACTATTATTAGTACTTTTTGTTTTGGCTCTAATGTTAATGGGTCGTAACACTTTATTGTTTTTATGTTCATTCCTATTTTTTTTCCATATTCATCAAGTTTATTAGTTGCAAATTGACTAACACCTATAAAATGATTTAATTTAGGATGGTTTATTGGTGGTTTATAGCCTATTTCTTCATAATTAGCATGGGATACAAACGCATAATAATTTTCAGTTGATTCAACGTCATCTATCATATCTATATTAAAATTAAAAAAGGCTCTATTACATATAACCTTTTCGCTCTTAATTCTTTTTTTGCACCTTACATATTTTTTTAACCTTTTTAGCTGATTATAATCAGCTTCATCAAAAAAGATTGTTATATCCCAATCTTTATATTTTTTTGCTATTTCATAAAGAAATTGTTCAGTTCCACCAATTTTTGATATTTTTTTAAAATAAAATATATTGCTATATATCATGTTACACCCCTATCCAAATACTCTATCTATATCTTCTTGAGTCGCATTTCTGGTTCCGTCGCTAGAATCAACACTAGACAAAAGTATATTTAATAAACTTGTAAATGACATCTCTTTCATATCATCTATCGTTATATTTAATCTTTTAGCTAAAGCCATTATTTCATATTCATCTATTGGCTCATCAGTTTGTGAATTATTGGGGATTTCCTTGAGTTCCCCCTGATATGGGTGTAATAGCTAATTCTATTACTTCTTCCACCCATTTAGTATCTTCAAATAATTTATCAGTGCTTTTTAAAAATTCTTCAAATGAACCTGTTTGTTTAGAATCAGCTTCTTCTATCATTACATATGTTATTCTTAAAATTATTTCTAAAAAATCATCTAAAACTGTTAACAGATTAGTTTCATTGTTTCTTAATTCTTGTATTTTGTTAATGTCTTGCATTAATTTTCTACCAGTATCATTTCTATACTTAAATTGAGTGTATGCACTTGATTGCATTGTATAATCTTTGTTGCCTATTTTTATTATTTTTTTCATTTATTATTCCTCTCTTTCTAACATAATAAAAACTCACGTAAGCGAGTTAAAATACTATTTAATTAGCACCTAGCCAATAGTAAAACTATAGATTAACGCCATTTACTATCAGCTAGCCACCAATTAAGGTAGCTATTAAAGAATAAAAAGGGGCTGATGAGATAATAAGGGTCTGTCTAATTATCCCATCTTAGCATATTCTAACACTTGACCGCGAACTCAAGGCGAACTCTGACGATTTTTTTCTATTTTTTGGCATATTTTTTGAATTTGTCGTCTTCCTATTCCCCACTTTTCCTCTAATTTAGCATTGGAAAAGTGAAAATATTTTTTTTCAATATATATTTTTAAATCACGATCAATTACTTTATGATATATTTCTTTTAGTTTTCTATTACATTCATCAAAGTCTTTAGATAATTCTGCTAACATAATAAGTATATCTTCTCTTGTGGCGTTTCTAGGAGTAGTTTGTACTGATATATTACTTAATCCTTTAGAAGTTACTCTTGTAGCTTGTAAATACAAACTTTCTATCTTTTCAACATTTATCCCTTTATATTCTTTATTTATTTCTTCTAATTCATCTATAATTTTATCAGTATCAGTCATCTTCAACCTCCTAATCACTCTTTTTCATCACATACTCCATAGGCACGTTTCTTTTAATTCTGTCTATATTAAATATTTTATTGTCTTTATAGCTCCATCTATAAAATACATTGTTTTTTACTTTGCTTCGTGGTGTATAAAATTTACACCCCTCACACTTTTTATATCTTAATGCATGACATGTACCGTCTTTTCTGTCAGCAAAACATCTTTCTTTCATTTAAACAGCCTCCTTACTTTTCTCATTATCTTAATTCGTTCAGGTTTACGATTATAGTATCCTTTATTGCCACGTTTATCATAAGGACTGTGACGATGTAATTTATATTTAGTCATTTATTCCTCACTTTCTACTTTTTCACATAATTCAACAATATAATTACACAATTTATCTGGTATAACTGATCTTTCTTTTGAACTTTTTAATCCTTGTGTCCCAGTTCTACTTCCTCTCGGTGCTGGTGTATGACATTTATCTCCATTTTTACACATTGGTTTAAAATTAGGATTGGGATGATTAGTCCAAATGTCTGTAGGCTTCATCCTTGTATCTCCATATTGACAATAAGTAACTGTATATCTAGGTATCCCTTGCATAAAATCCATTTTTCTTAAACCACCACGAGGATTTTCTATAAAATATAATTTTGGTTTTAATTCTTTTATTAAATCTAAAACATGTTTATTTGTTTTATCACAAAACTTAGCGTACTCGCTAACTGGTTCTAAATTGCCATCGTCACTTTTCTTTCTATGATGACTTATTCCAGCTATTGAATAAGTTGTACAATCAGGGCTTGCCCATATAACATCAGGCGCGCCATCACATAATTTAATAATATCTTTTGCTGATACATTGTTTATATCTTCATATAAATCAATATTCTTAAAGTTTTTGTCCCATTCAATACTAAATGTTTTGTGCCCACGTCTTTCAAATGCTTTACTTATTGACCTAGTCCCAGCAAATAATTCAAGCACTTTCATCACTACCACCTTTTAATTCGGTTAGTTTATTTAAAATTGCTTCTAACGTTCCTGCTGCTGCCATATTCATATTTCCTGCAGAATATTCATATCTATTAATTTTTTCTTTTAACCACTTTTCTAATTCATCAATAACCTTAACTAATTTTTGATTTTCTTGTTTTAATTCTATATTTTCTAACGCTAAATCTTTTTGCTGTCTGTCATAATTGTTTTTGGTTAAAATTACAAATTCTGTATCTTCTGGCATAGTAGAACTAAAATATTCTTTGCAATTTAATTGTTCTTTTAATTTTTGATTTTCTTCTTGTAGGTTAGTTATGTAATTTAATAATAATTTAATTTCATTGTTTGCTAATAAAAAATCGTTTTCAGAACAACATGTATAACATTCTTTTTCATCATAATCTTTTACTTTGTTCAATATATCTAATAATTCCTTTATCTCTTCATTCATTTTCACTATTCACCAAACCTTAATATTTTGTCTAAATATTCTTTTGAAATGTTTTTATAATCTATTTCAATGCCTTTATTTTCTAAATATTCAATAGTTGCATTTGCACAATTATAATTTTCACACAAATCACAAGCATAATAATAGCCACAAGCATTTAAACCATTATCGGCAGTTTCTTTTCTTATTTCATCGCTTGCACAATATTCTTCAAATGCTTTTTTCCATTTTTTCTTATCATGTTTCGTGATGATGTTTTTATCAATGTAAATTGTATCATCAAACAATTTATTCATTCCTATGACCCACCTTAACACACGCCATTAATAATATCCCTATAAAGCCTCCTAATAAAAACCCTAGTATAAATTTAATCATTCCAACCCAACTCCTCTACTTGTTTGTTTATGGCTTTTATTTCCTTTAAAGATAATTCAACTACTTCTTTATCATCATCAGCTAACCACATTTTCTTTTCTTGTAAATTAAATTCAATAAGTTTACAACTGCTTACCTTATAATTTTGGTAAGTTATTCTTAAACCATTATCAAAATAATCATACCCTAACTTTTCAAACATTTCTTTAGCTCTCATTTATATCATCACCTTTTAAAATATTTAATAGTGTCTCTTTTCTATCGTAAAAATTAACGGTATTTTTGTTTTCAAATTCTTGCTTTTTTACAATTATGTCTTCAGAATTAATTAATTCAATTGCTTTGTCTATTCTTTGTTGTAATTCTTTCCTTTTTTGATATTCCATTTCTTTTGTTATGTACATATCACCATGATATTCACCTATTTCGCTTAAAATAGTTAATTGCATGCTATCATAAATACCTACTATTTCATTAAAAGCATCCCTATCACCAAAATAACATGCTTGTAATGTTGCTATAAAATGTTCTCTATTGGTCATTTAACTCACCATACACTCTCTTATACTCATCTAATTCATTACTAGCTGTTACATATTTTTCAAGCAGCTCTTCATATTCATAAATTACATCTTGTTTTTCATTACGTTCTTTTATGATTAATTTTGTTTTATCGTCTATAATGCTTAATTCTAATAAACTCCATATAAATATGATTATTAATAATATTCCTAATATTGTAATAATTCTATTGTTTTCCATTATTTACCTCTCTTTCTATTCTTTCTAATTGTCTATCTATTTTTGAATACATAATATCAACGATCTTATCGTTATCTAGTTGATAAAACGTTTTAAATTGTTCTAATACTACCATTACATCAGCAAATTCTTCTTCCATATGTTCTTTGCATTTTTCAACGTGTAATTCAGTACAATGGTTATTCATACAAGCTTCTTTTTGATATTCATAATCTTTTATAGCTTCTATTAATTCATAACATTCCTCGTTAAGTTTTTTTAATTGTCCATTAAATCCATAATAATTAATTATTTTTAGTAGGTCTTCTTGCATATTTATAACTCCTCTATCTCTATTCCGTACTTATATTCAAATAGTTTCTTTTTTAACTTGTACACGTCAGTACGGTAGCCTTTTACATCAGTTACGTGGTATTTATCGTCTTTCGTTGAAACGTAGCAAAAATCAGCTTTATATGAAATTTCTCGGTATCTTTTTCCGTTAAGTGTATAACCCTTTTGCAATATAAACTTCTTTTGTAATTCTAAATCTTTAATAATACCTGCTTCTTGCATTAATGAAAATTTTAGATAATAATTAGCTTCCTTTGCACTATCAAAAGTAATCCCATCATAAGTAACTTTTTTATTTCGATATTTTGATGGCTTTGGTTGTTTTGCATTTATTATTTTTTGATACTGTTCTTCCGTTAAACGCATATTAGCCCCACTTTCTATAAACTAATTTTGTTTTATCCCATTCAGGATAAATAGATTTTAAATAATTTTCCATCATTTTTAACATTTCTCTACGGTAACCACCTTTGCCATTATCAAGCATGTGATGATGATATCTACAACCCCATACTCCGTTTTCAGGTATTCCTAATCCCATTTTAGATTTAGGTATAAAGTGCATGACATCATGAATAATACAATCTAACGTATTTTGATTAAAACCTTCCATGTGATAACCTTGTTTGCAAAAGAGACACATTCTATCACGTTCATATATCAGTTGTTGTGTCTCTTTGTTAAATTGTAATAATTTTGTGTATCCTGCCATATTATTCACCCCAGCTTGCCTTTAACTCTTCAATTTGGTTAAAAGTCATAGTTTCTATATCCATGCTTTTAGCCTCACTTACTATTCCGTCTATTAATACTGACATCTGTTTACTATCCATTTCAGAACTAGGAAGATAAGCTTTATATGATTTAAATAGCTTGTCTCCCTTTTTGATTGTACTTTCTTCTTCACAGTACTTAATTAGCCCTGTTATGTTATATTCTGCTGGTAATAATAAGCTATATGTTTCTCCATATTGTTTAAGCATACTCCTATGTACAAAGTCTTTGCTTTGATTTAATGTGCTTGCTATTTTATTTACCAATACCCAGTAATAGGCGTTGGCGTCTAATGAACGTTTATTTTTATGTTCTTTTACTTCGTATATTTTGTCATCGTCTAATGTAACTAAATATGGTATTAATTGTTTAGGCGTTCCTATCATCTAATCACCGTCAATCTAAATAATTATCTTCTATCTCGTCACCAAAATCTGAAAATGGGTCTTCTGTATCACTTTGTGGTGTTTGTGTATCACTTACTTGTCCATTAACTTGTCCACTCTTTTTGCTATCTAAAAACTGTAAATTATCAACTACAACTTCAGTAAAATATCTTTTGTTTCCGTTTTGGTCTTGATAACTACCCGTCATTATTCTGCCATCTATTGATACTTGACTACCTTTATCTAAATATTTGCATATATTTTCCGCTTGTTTTCTCCATGCTCTTACTGTGATAAAATCAGCTTCACGTTTTCCCTCTGCGTTTGTATGATTTCTATTTACTGCTACTGTAAATCTTGTTGTTGCTACACCTGAACTTGTATAACTTAATTCAGGCTTTGCCGTTAGTCTTCCTACTAAACATGCTCTATTAATAAGTCATCATCTCCTAATCTTCTCTTATATCTACTCTGTCTATGATTTCTATTACCTTTTTGTTTATTTTATGGTTTTGTATAAATTTTCCATATTTTTCTGTAGTTTCAATTACCCCTACTATTTTTATCAAATCATAATCGTTCATGTTTTCTACTATTGCATAATCTCCTATTTCAAACTTCATATCTTCATCAATATTCCAATAGTACGTTGTATTACAACTATTTAATCTACCTGCAACATATTTAATTGTTTTAGGTGACTCAACTGTTGTGTTTTCAACTGGTTTAAACGTTCCTACAAACTCTAATATTTCTTCACCTTTCATCTTTAGTCATCTCCTCTATTTTTTTAACAAATTTATTTTTGTTTAAATTCTTTAGCCTTCTTCTTATCTCACTATCTATCATTAAAATTGTTAATGTTATCATGAGTATTACAAATATAATTTCTAATGTTTCTAACATAATTCCTCCTAAATTGCCACCATATTGGCATCTTCAATACAGTCTTGGCAACAATATCCACAGCCACCGTTGATGTATTCGTCTGTATCCTCTAGATCATCTTCTGGATAATATTCTCCACACATATCACATTTCATAGCTTCTTCTACTTCTCCACCACATATTGGACATTTATAATCTGTGTAATAGTGTTTATCTGGAAATAAATTACCTACACCATACTCTGTTTCAAAACATTTTTGTTCTGCTTTTAACTCATCACTACTTAATTCAGTTTCGCAGTATTTACAGTAATACATTTAAGCCACCTTCTTTTTTAATTTTTCGATCGCGTCTTTTAATTGTTCTAGTGTCATCTCGCTATTACTTGAAACTTTATAATGGTTATAAACTTTTTTGCGTTCAACTCCTGTTTTAGTAAATAAGTAATCCAACTCCAACATCAACCTCATTGTTTCTTGTTGTTCTTCTGGTGTTAAGATTTTAATTCCTTTGTCTTCATAAATTAATTTAATTGCTTCTTTAACTTCATCGTTGATCCTTTCACTTTCTAAACACCAATCGGTGTAGCTTTTTGGAATATTCACTAACTTTTCACCTTTATGTTTTCCGAAAGACAAGACGTATTCTTTAGCTTTTTCAAGTGTCATAGGTTCTTTAGAACTATTGTATTTGCTATCACCCCAATAAACCTTGGCACCCATTCCTAAGCTCTTACATGCAACTGATAAAGCGTCTGTGTATGCCATTTTAAAGCATTCATCACTTGTATATAATCCGTTTTTCTCTTTAGCTACAAAACTACTTCCGCCTGTTCCTGTTATTGGTTCACTCCACAAATCTTCTTCTAATCCATAAGGTGCTTTATAATTTACAAACAAGTTTATATCTACTATCGCTATTTTTTCATTGTTAGCTCCTTCTATGATTTCTCTGTTAGTTATTGGTGCGTACCACCCTAAACCACATGGGCCGAACACCTCTGTAAGTTTTTCTATTCTCCACATTGGTTTAATATCTGTCATACCATTAAGACGACCGCCTTTAATTTGTTTTTGTGCTTCATCTGGTACTGTTTCTACCTTTTCATAAATTAATTTGTTTTCCATTTCTAAAACCTCCTAATTTTTCTTTAAATAATATTTTGCATAGTTACAAACTTCACCATATCTGTTTTTACTGGTTACCATATCTGTATCTATTTCAATGTTTCTTTCTCTTAATTCAAATATTCTTGCTGATAATCTTGTTACTCCTAAATCTTTAAATGCTTCTAATGTCGTTATACTTCCAAATTGTTTAATATAATCTAACACTCTATCAGCTTGTGTTTTTCTTGGTGTATAATTTCCTGTATCTCGTTTTTCAATTACTTTGTCTATTTGACCAGCAGTCAAATATATTTCATGTTTAACGTGCATTGATATAATGTCCTGTGGTTCTTTTTCACTCATTAATTTTTCAAAATCTATTTTTCTCATTTGTTTAATACCCTTTCTATTTTTTTCTCTAATTCAGCAATTTCTTTTGGACTTGCTTTTTCTGATTTAATTTCTTTTCCGTACCAATTAGGTTTGTTTTCAACTTGCTTATGTTCTTTTAATGGATAAAAATCTTTCCACGCTCCATTAATTGCATTTGTGATAATTTCAATCATATCTTCATCTGTCTTTGAATAATCAGTTAATTTTTTAATCAATCTTTTAATAACTGTTTCTGTCATAGTATATTTATTTTTAATTCTTAAATCTAAATATTCTTTTAATAAATCTTTTATAGTATCTTTAAACTTAAAATCTAAAACATAAAACATAAAATATAAAACACTTGTTTTGTTACCCTCTTTGATTTCAATTTGATTTTCATTTGATTTCAATTTGATTTCAATTTGATTTTGTTTTGATTTACTCTTTTTAGCGTTGTTTGACTTACGCTTTGACTTATCTATTTGATGTTTAAGAGTGTTAAAGATTGCTAAATTATGTCCATCAAGTTTAGGTATTTTATCTTTAAACACATAATCAATAATCGATGCTAAGATTAACATTTTATCTTCGTTTGGTAATGTATCTATCAAATAGAAATAATCTCTATAAAATGTAAAGCTATTTATATCGTTCATACTTTTTCCCTTTCTATTTGCCTTAACTACCTACATAGCCACCAGATCGACATGAAATTAAATAAAATAATAGTTTTAGAATTATAAGATATAGTTGTATTAATAAATTGTAAGATGTGAAAAGAATTTAATCTGATGGCTGTATAGATAGTCAAGACATTGTGTTATAATATTTTCTTGTTAGGAGGTGTTGTTTTTTGCTTAATGATAAATACTATAAACTTTTAACATATATCAAAAGTAGTCCAAATTTTGCAGTTTCTAAAGAAGTTTTATATAACTCTAAAAAATTCATTCCAGATGATATTGATATTCTTCTGATAGAATTAGAAAAAGAAGAATTAATAAACATTTATAACCATGATGGGATAGATCACTATCGTGCTTCTCACAAAGGCGATTTATTTATAAAGAATTACAAAAACAATTTTAGAAAAACTATTTTTGATAAATATGCATTCCCTATTATTACTTCGGCAATATCATTGATATTAAGTCTAATAATAGGTTCAATGATGAAATAACTAACAACCACTTAGTTATTTTTTTTAATTTATATACTTCACAAAAAACAATACCTTTTTCTGTTATTTTTATTTGCTTATCCATGCTTTCCCTCCTAATTTGCATTTTCCCCTGATTTCTGTTACAATTAAATTGTGTTTTTATTGGAGTCCACCAATTAGTGCTACACCTAGTATCATAATTACTAATAGCACTGTTGTTGGACTTTTTATTATGTCTAACATTGTTTCACCCCATTTCTTCTAATTTTGCTAACTTTTTAAGATAATTAATATCTATCTTAAAATAATCAATTACGTACCTCATAGGTACTATTTTTTGTCTTGGCAAGCGATAACCATCATCTTTAATTTGCTCTTCTATTTCTTTACGAACTTCTATGGCTTTTCCCATGCCGATGTTTCCAATAATACATATTGCTTTATTATCAGCCCATTGACTTGTCATAGCTAATAGTTGTTCACTTGCTTTGTGTTTTAGATATTTTGCCATCTTATACCTCCTTTGTCGTGCTAGATTTTTATTTTTTTAACGTTTTACTAATGATTGACAATAATATCAACGTTATACAAATTATTAATGTTATCACTACATCACTTGTCATTTAATCATCACCTCGTTGTGTAAACACTACACTTTCTTTAAAAAAAATATCACCAATATCACATTTTAAAGCATTCGCTAACTTTAACATAGTTTTACTTTCAACATTTTGTAAAGAATTATTTTCTAGTAAAGATATTGTCTGCCTTGAAACATTTGACATTTTTGACAATTGTTCTTGTGTTATTCCAAGTTCTTCTCTTTTTTCTTTTAACAAATTGTTCATTTCCTACGCTCCTTTCATTGTCAATCATACACTACATTTTATATCTTGTCAAGCATGTTTTACAAAAAAGACAAAAAAAATATTGTATTTTTGTAAAGTTTGGTTTACAATATAGTTGAAAGGGGTGTAATATATGAATTACATTGGAGAATTTATAAAAAAGTATCGTGGTGAAACATCTTTACGTGATTTTGCCAAAAAATGTGATATTAGCCATACACATTTAGATAGTATTGAAAAAGGTTATGATCCTAGAACCGGTAAACCAGTAAGGGTTACTGTTGACACTCTTAAAAAAATTGCCAACGCTATGGGGATGAGTATAAATGATTTGTTAATTGAATCTGGTGATGTCAAAATAGAAGATTTGAACTACAATGAAATATCTAACTTATCTCCAACTAAACTAGACAGAGATGTCGTTAAGATACCTGTATTAGGTAAAATCCCTGCCGGTATGCCATTTGAAGCGATAGAAGACACATTTACAGTAGATTTTGAAGAAATACCTAGAGAATGGCTAAAAGGAGGCAAAGAATATTTTGCTTTACGTTTGGATGGTGACAGTATGGAGCCTGAATTCAAAGATAAAGATACAGTAATATTCTTAAAAACTTCTACTTGCAATTCTGGACAATACGCTTGTGTTAAGGTTAATGGCTTTGATGCCACATTTAAAGAAGTCAAGATACAAGAAAACGGTATATTATTATCACCATTAAATTTACATAATTCTACTAACTATTCACCTACTTTTTATACTAAAGAAGAAATTGAAAATTTACCTGTAGAAATTATAGGTGTAGTTAAAAGAAGAATTGGAGATTATTAGTGTCGATTAAAACTTGCTAGTATAGAAGTTTTAAAATAGATATTAGATTGGAGGTGTATGATGGCAAACTATACAACCATTACTTCAGATAAGAGCAAAAAAACTGCATTTTGGTTATGTATGCTTGGTATTATTGGAATTGGTGGTATCCATGATTTCTATTTAGGAAAAATCGGAAGTGGTTTTATAAAACTTTTTACTGTAAATTGGTTTTTTGTTGGAACAATAATTGATTTGATAAAAATTAGTACTGGTGGATATACTGATAATTCAGGTCAACCTTTAAGACAATAAATAAAAAAACTACCCTGCTGCAACAGGATAGCAAAATATATCTAAAACTTGTCTAGCACGACACGAGCTTTTAGATACTCTAATTATAACAAAAATAAAAAACAATTACAATATTCGGAGGTGGTTTTATGCCAGTATATAATGAACCGGACAGAAAAAAATGGACTAAAGATAAAAGGCATTGGTTTTTTAGATGTTCTTACGAAGATATAAACGGAAATAAAAAAAGATACAAATCTAAAATGTACGCCAGTCAAGATGAGGCAAAAGATGCTGAAAGCGAGTTTTTAATTAAAGTTAGAAATCACGATAAACACGAAGATATATTATTTAAAATAGTTATTGATGAATATTTATATTATAAAAAAAGGTCAATAAAATCATCTACTTACTACGGCATAGAAACTTATATAAACAAGCATATCCGCCCCACTTTTGACAATAAAAAAATCTCACAAATAAAAAAATCCACCATTAACTTATGGTTAGAATATTTAGAAGAACAAAAATATAGTGTCAAATATAACAATAAAATAATTGGTCTATGTAGAGAATTATTAAATTATACAAAAGATAATTATATATTAGATCAAAAAGTTATTACATCATTACAATCAAATAAAGACGAAAATCCTAGCAAAGAAGAAAAGCTTACTAATTTTTGGGATTATAAAGAGTGGCAAAAATTTATAAAAAATGTTGATGATGAATATTATTATTTAATTTTTAATTTTTTATACTTTACTGGTTGTCGTATTGGTGAAGTTATGGCACTAAATTGGAATGATATCGATTTTGAAAATAAAACCATTAATATTAACAAGACATTAAACGCTAAAGTGGGAAATAACTCATATATTATTACCTCACCCAAAACAAAAAATTCAATTAGAAAAATAGACATATCAGACAATTTATTAACACTTCTTAAAACTCATTATGAAAATGAAAAAAAGATATTTGGCTTTAATCAAGATATGTTTATATTTGGAAATATCACTCACCTAGCCTTAACTACTTTAAGAACACATTTAGATAATTATATAAAAAAAGCCAATGTAAAAAGAATAACTCCACACGGCTTTAGGCACTCACACGTTTCACTATTAATTCATTTAGATTGCAATTTTAGAGATGTCGCCGAACGTATTGGGGATACAATTCAAATGGTACAAAATACATATTATCATATGTATCCAGAAGAAAAATCAAAGGTAGTAAAACTATTAAATACATTAAAATAAGGTCGTAAAATGGTCGTAAATCAATTAAGATATAATAAAACCCTTTAAAATAAAGGGTTATTTTTAAATGGAGCGGGTGAGGAGAATTATTTATATATATTTTTATATTTTTTCAAATTCCTAATTCGTTGTAAAATAAGGGTAAAACACACATTAATATTTTTATTTTTTTCAACGTTTTGTAAAATGAGGTCGTAAAATGGTCGTAAAACGTCGCACTTTGTCGAACTAAATTTATTGACTTATATATACCATACTGTTAATATAAGCATCGGTTTTGAAAAAAACCAATTTTCCATAATCGAAAGGTTTATTCCTTTCTGCCCATAAAAAAGAACTCGGATTATAATTCCGAGTTTTTGTATTGATTTATATGTCGTATTTTGTTAGAATATGTAATTGAGATGTACTTGAGTTAGGTGTTTTTTCCTCTGTTCAATGTTTTTTAAATTATTTTATTAAATTAGAACGGAGGTGATGTCCTATGACGAAAGGTATTTATGGAATATATAGTATTAATACTTATTTTTTTATATCTACTCAAATCAAAAGACTAAAAAAAGAAAAACACCATTCTACTTTGATGCGGTGTTTTTCTCCAACCATATTGGGCAGAGATAACACCTAACATAAAGGGGTCAAGTGCATCTCTTTTTTTAATGGTATGTAAGAAATAGCAGATTATACATAGAAGACCTTTTTCTTACATTTTTATTTTAACAACTTTTAAATAAGATTTCAACCCCCTACACAAAAGTTGACACATCTCATTTAAAAAGTAGTTATTATTATAATGATTATTTTTAAAAAGTCAAGTTTACTGTTAAGTTTTATTTCATCTGTATTCCATCAATAGTTTTTCCATATATACCTGCATATCCCTCGTTAGTGTTGTCAGCTTTATGTACCCATGCTAACCAGCCACCACCTTTAATATGTACTCTATAATCAACATGTCCTTGACTAGACCATATCTTAACACCATCAATATCTTTTCCATATATTCCTGAATATGAATTACCATTTGTTTTATTGTTTTTAGAATAGGTGCTAGAATTGATTATTCCTAGCCAATTTCCGCCTTTAACGTGTGTTTGAATATAAATAGTCGCATATTTACTTTTGGCTCTTATACCACCCATAGAATTGCCAAAATTACCTGCATATCCATTCGTATTTATTACTTCAGGTAACCATATACCTTTTTTATTATCGTAAGACTGATAAGTAATATCTCCTGTTATTCCTGATTTATAAGATGAAGATACTTTGGTGGTTGTAACCTTTGCTGAAGAAGTTTGACCTAAAGCGGTTTTTATCATGTTTAAAAATCTATTCCATCCTATATCTAGTGTACGGTGTGGACAATATTTTCCACTCCAATCTTGATGTTTTCTTACTCTATCTATTCCCCAACCTCTTTGTTTTAATAATTGGGCAACAAAAATAGCGGCATTTTGTTCCGATTTTGTAAATCTTTCTCCACCTGATTTAGAATAACAAATTTCTACTCCTATGCTTCTTCTGTTACCAGAACCATTACCATCTCCACTATGCCAAGCGTTACGATTAGTTTCTATCCCCTGTACTACTCTATAATCATCTACTGCAAAATGAAACGAGCATTGTTTGTTATTACCTATCATATAAGATACTTCTGACATTGCTGAAGCATCATTTGCAGTATTATGAACAGTTATATATTCAGGTGTCATAGAATTAGGACATTTTATACTGTATTTATTAGACGGACATATTACTTTAGTTATCTCCATCTGTTTCACCTACTATCCCTTTTCCATCTTTTTCATCAGGTTCAATAAAATCATTTTCTTCAATATTAATTTGATAAAGTTTTTCATCAAATTCAACTTCTGTGATTTTAATTTCTTCCATTATTCAGCCTCCTTTGCTAATAATTCAACAATAATTGTTTTAACTGCACTAAAGCCACCAGCTAAAGCACCTATTAAGGCAACCTGTAATTCTTGTTTACTAAAGCCTGTTATTACTAATGCACTTAAAAAACCTTGTAGGAAAGTCCATAAAGCTCTTGTTAATACGTTTTTCCAATTAATTTTTTTCATTCTTTTTACTCCTTTTCTTTTTTGGTGGTAATAAATAAGCTTGATCTACTAATTTTGATACTCCATGATTACCACCTAATATTGTATATTGGTCAAATAAATCTTCTAGGCAAAATCTAACACTATCAGGTAAATATCCTTGTTCTAAACATTTTTCACATTTGCCTACTATTTGGCTTCTGAGTAGACTTATCATAGCTTGTTTCATGGCTTTACTATCTTTATATATCTTTACTATATAAGCTAGTATTCCACCTAATATTAAAGTTACAAACCAATTTAATATTGTATTAGTTATCATGATTGACTTGCCTCGTATTCTGCTACGGTTTTAACATTTGTCATTCTTGAAAAATTAGTATTCAACCAATCTTTTTCTGTTTGTGATTTTACTATAATTTCACAGTTAGCAGGAACAGCATTATTAAACATATTTGTATAATTTGTGACATTTCCAAATTCAAAATTTCTTATATCAACATGTTCTAAACTTTGACAAGCATTAAACATGTTTTGTACGTTTTTTACTGTACTTCCATCAACATTACTTAAGTCTGCTCTTTTTAGTGAATAACAATTAATAAAAGCACCATAAAAATTATCTGCCTTAAGCACTGGCAAAGTCATTTCTTTTAAACTAGCACAAGTGGAAAACGTTTCATAAAAGCCATAAGTTTTTGATGAGTCAAAAACGCCCCAAATAATTTCTTCCAAACTATTACATTGCGAAAATACGCTTGTAAACCCACCTACTTGTGTGAAATCAAATTCGCTAAAATCAATAGAAATTAAATCTTTACATTGTGAAAACATTGAATTGATAATTTTCACAGAATTGCTAACTGTGTTTACTTTTATCGAATTTTTTATGTGTGACGAATAAAAAGCATTTCTAACATCTGTTACGTTATCAGCAATTGTTATTGTTGGCATTTTTTTTATAAACGCAAAATAAGAACTTGCTGTCGTATTATTTGTTATTTCAGTTTCAAAATACTCACTCAAATCAGCTCCACCACTTACATTAGTAGTTACACTTACACTACTTAAACCATCATAACCACTGTCAGCAGTTATTGACTGTGTCCCATTTTCTGTTACTGTTATACTTTTTGTTTGCAAGCTAGGAGTAGAACCTCCACCCCCAGCTTTTTTACCTAATAAATAACTTGTTAAATCCATAGATTACACCTCTAACCATTGTTGATTTTCGCCATCAAACATATAGATTTTTTTTGTATCCATTTCGTAATATATACTGCCATTTTCTATACCTTCTGTAGGTTTAGTGTCTGTAGATAGTCCTCTTAATTCTACCCCTTTTTTCTCTCCATCTTTAGTTATTCTTATATAATCTGTTTTAAATATTGAAATCATTTTTTTATTCCTCCTTTAATTATTTCCTTTTAATGCACTAGCATTTATTTTAATAGGCATATTACCTTCTTCACATGATGTAGATATATTTGTTTCACCGTCGTATGAACGTGCATAATATAATGCATTTAGTTGGTTTATTAAGGATGTATCAGTAATATTTAAAGTTTCGTTAGATAAATAATATATAGTAGCTCCTGTGTCCAATCCACCTGTTGATGAAATATAATCAGTTACTATTAATTCTCCATTATAACTGTTAATTTTTTGTATTTTATTAGGTATGTACCAATTATCAGGCATACCCTCTATATAATCAGCATAGTCGCCTATTTCTACGAGTTCTATATCGCCTAAACTTAACTGATAATTCTGTTCTTTATGTTCTACGTAATCGGTTGCTGTTGTACCTCGTTCAATTTGAAAATTATAAAGTGTTAAGTTTGAACCACTGTAAAGTTGGGTTCTTAATGTTTTTATAGTTTTGCCAGCAGGAGTAGTATATTCAAAATTAGTTTTGTTTAAAGAACCACCACCCCAAATAGCTACTAAATTATACGTAGTATTATCGGTATATACTATAGTTAAAGCACCATCTAAATATGTAGACGAATATGAACCTTTAAATATATATCGAGTGTTTTCTTTAAAATTCTCCAGTATATTTACATAAGTTGCACCGTTACGTTCTAATTTAAACTCTTCACTTGTCCCTGTAACTGTTAAAGTAGATGGGATAACATTTATATCAAACAAATTTCTGTTCTCTACCTTAACACTATTCTCACCAGCAACTACTTCAGGCATTATTGGGCTAGTTGGTGTGGGTGTTCCATCTTGACTTGTATTCCCCCTCGGAATAAATCCAAGTCTTGCCTCTAATGTAGGACTTAGGCTTAAATCTGTTCCTGTATCACTTACTTTAGGTAATTTATTATATATACTTTCAATAGCAGGTGATATATTTTCAGTATTCTTATGTTCTGGTATTGTTCCACCTAGATTATTTATAGAGGTGTAAGTATCAGTTATATCTGTTCTTAATTTATTTAATAAATCTGATGTAGCCATATATTACACCCCATTTCCTGTTGTTAAGGCTGTAAGAATTGTATCTATATCACCTATTAATCCATCTACGTATGATTTTGTTGTTAAACCTTTACCTGTTATTACGTTTTCAAGTGTACCTTTACCTATAAAAGTATAATTATCTTGTATTAAATAATCATTATAAGCAAGTGAAGAAACACTAAGAACACCACTTGTTGCATTAACACTTACATTATGACCAGCTTTTATTACCCCACCCTTATTAGCTGTTGCATAATCAGTATTCTTTATATAGTCTGTTAGATCAGGTATATCTTCTGTATCTGCTTTATTATTTAAAAGATTGTTTGTTTCTTGTTTAGTGTAGTAATCTGATAAATCAATTACAATTTGCTTTTCTCCTAACAATTCCCAAGCATTATTGATATAAACATATTCATCATACAAATTGGTTGTTTCTACGTCTTGTTTTGGCACAAAGTATAAAGTTCCAGCTTCACCTACCGTTGGTAATTGGCTAACCACTAACATTCTTATTTGCCCAGGTTCACCAGTGTCGCCCTTTTCACCTTTTTCACCGTCTAATATTAATACTGATTTAGTGCTACCGTCTTGTTTAGTTATTGTTACAGTAGTGGTTGTATCAACCTTTTCAGCATCAACATCTAATTTCTCGGCGTTTTCTACTGCCTCTGCAATATCATCTAAAGCACCGTTTACACGACTTTCTAACTGTTCATATTCAGTAGGTGTTCCACCTTCACTATTTTTGGCATCAGCTACATATGATCCTTCAATAACAAACCATTTATCAGGTGTAGGACTATATCTTAATAATAGTTCTTCATTTTCTACTGTATAACCATATACACCAATTTTAATTTCACCATATTTTAATACTTCTACTGGTATATCACATTTATTATCTACTATATCTACTTTTATTGGTTTTTCTAAACCAAAAGTAAAGACAGCCTTTTTTACAAGACTGTCATATTCTTCACTTAATTCAAATTCACATACATTAGCTTTATATTCACCACTATGTATTTTTGGTAATTCTGTTATTTTTACTTCATCTTTTGTTACTTTTATTTTCATAGATTACCTCCTAATCTTAATACGATATTATATAATTAAATACCACATATGGTGGCATGTTATTGTGAGCTTGTCCACCGCCTGTCGCTTGAATTTTATTACTTTCCCAAACTTGAGTATTAGAACCTCTTGTATATGAAGTTGATGAACCCGTGCCACCACTACCAGCTATATTATGTGAATGTGATGGCATCTCATTGATTGTTAAAACATGCTCTTTTTCTCCACCTATATTACCTATAGTATTAAAATCTATATCATTGCTATCAAAACCTACTGGAATTGAATGTTTTAAATTAGGTATATTAAACGTAGTAGAACCGTCACCTTCACCAAAAGCCGTTCCTATTACACTAAACAAATCAGCATAATCAGTTCTACTAATTGCAGAACCGTCGCATATTAACCAACCTGCAGGAGCTGTATTTCCTGAATATATATTTACAGTTCCAACTGGTGTGGTTATAATATCGTTCCTTAAATAAGTACGTTTATCAACAAAATCTGTGATACCTGTTGAGGCAGCTTTAAATTGTGCTAATTCATATTGATAAACACCTGAATTTTCGGTTAGTGTTTGTTGAGTTAGACTAGGATATGCATTAGCAGAACTTAACACTTTTAAAACACCTTGATTAAAATTAGATTCATCGTTTGTTTTTGATAAATCCAATTCATAAACTAATTTACAAAAGCTATTATCAAGTTCAACATTTATAGTATTTGAATTTTCAATTTCTGTAATGCCTCCTTGAATGACAATAAAACCATCATTGACAGTAATACTATTTGTAGTATTGGTCATACTGCATTTGTTTCCTTGATTTAAAATGCCATTTTTATTGCTTAAAAATTCTCTATTAAGCAAACGATGTGCAACAGAATTATATAATTGTTTATCGTATGTATGTCCTTTTATCATAAATTTTCATTCCTTTCTTTTAATATTTTATCTATAAAATTAACTCGCAAATTACCACAAGTAAATTGTTTGAAAATGTCATTTTTTTCAGTAATTTTTGAAATGTAAGTATCGGTGATTACGTTGTTTTTTGTTTTAATTTGTATTGGCGTGCCTTGTTTTAATGATGGCACATCGATTAAAGCTGAATTTTGCTTAATTTCAAAAGTAATATTGTGTTGATAGCTATTGCTTTTAAAGGCGTCCGCAATAGCTTGTTCAACATCTTCAGTCCTTTGTGCGGTAATTCTTTTTGTAGTTCCCTTAACTCTATTAGGATCATTTTGATTACTTGTTGTAGTTCTGTCATTTAATAAATATTTATAGTATTTGGTATTTGTGCTTAAATCAAGACATTCAACCTTTGCAATATATGATATAGAAAAAGTTTCAGAATAATTAATAACATCGCTTATAGTAGTATCTACTAATACTTTTTCATCTGTTTTTGTTGAAATTTCAAGCTTTAAATGATTTCTTGAAATTATAAAATCAAATTTCAAATCATAATTTTCAATAGTATTCCCTACCAACGTCAAAAAATTATAAATATTATCTTGAATATTTACCAAACTAGATAAACTTATTATTTTAGGTGTGTGTGTTAACGCTTCTACTTCAAAAAAAGCTTTGTTTAAAAAAGAATCTGTATTAGTAACAAATTCTTCGCTTATTCTATTTGCCAAAAAGTCTTCAATACCCACATTACTTATAGTGTTTTCATTTGCAACAAAACTTTCAAAATCTAGCATAGCCAATATATCTTTACAAGTAATCACATAAATATTTGAATTGTTTTCGTTTTCTTGGCTTTGAACAATGCCAAAAAACTTTTCAATACCATCATTTTTTATATACATAAAATCATTTTGTTCAATATTTAATTTTTTAGCTACTCTAAAAGATGAATTTCCGTTTGTTTCTAAATCTAAATTAATTTCATTAATATCTACTAATATACATTCTTTTATTTCGAATGTGTCTTTGTCTAAAAAATAAGCTAATTGATTTTTCATATGCTACACGCTTTTATAATATGGGTAAATGGTTAGTGTTGCGTCTTCAACATCTTGTTCCGCACTAACGGAAATACTACATTCACCTTTTGGCAACTTAAAAATATTATTATTAGTGATATCAATGTAATCTTGTTTAAATAAAGATTCAATTGTTCCGTTAGTATTTTCTTTTGCAATCATTAAATTGTTATCAACAGAACTATATATAAACTTTTCACCTTCTTGAATTAATATAGGTACTTCAATACTGTATAACTCGTTATCCTTATCATCAAAAATTGTAATTTTTGGATTTTCAACTATACCATTAATTATTAATAAAAATGGTGCTTCTGTATGCCCTTCATTATTAAAATCAATTTTACGAGTATTATAATTCATCCATTTACTTGCCCACCTAAAATCCCATCTTATAGTATCATCTTCAGGCTCGATTTTATATGAATATGTTTGTTCTATATACCACAAAGATAAAGTGTCAAAAGAAATATTACAGCTTAATATATTATTTGTTTTTATTTCTGTTTTTGACAATTCTTTTAACACAACATTTCTCTGATATTCAATAAATTTTTTATTTATTGTAGGTACCTTATAAATCAATTTTAATTCTTTTGATTTTTCAACAAAATCCATTAATTTTTTATAATTATCATATGTTTTAAAACTACATACACCAGAAATAACATTTTGGTTTAATAATTTAGAATAATTAACATATGTATCCCCTACCATTTCATATGAATAAGTATAAGATACACCTAAACCTTGTGGTTCTGTTAAAAAGCAACTATTATTCAAATCCATAAAAGAGTACTTTATACCTTTTTCATTTAATAAATAAAATTCTCTTGCCATTCTTTCACCTTCCTAATAATTACTTCCAAACTTTTTATTAACATAATTAAAACAAGCTTCTAAATTATCTTCAGTCATTTCTTGAACATTAAATGTTATAGTTGGTGTAGTAAATATTGTATTACTTTTTAATTGATTAGCATTTGCGTTAGGATTTATTGTTGGGTTTGATGAATTATTTACCCCATAATTAAGCGTTCTCATAGCATCAGTAGTATTATTGTATAAATCTTCAAATGACAGTTTATTT